TCAATTTTGCATATATTTGGCAAGTGCAGCGGTGGCCTCTGATTCCTGCTTTGCACTGACGTGAGCATACACACCCAGCGTAATAGTCGGATCTGTGTGTCCTACCAGTTTTTGTACTGACGTAACAGGAACACCAGCAATCAATAAATTAGATATAAAACTATGCCTGAACCCGTGAATGGTTATTCTGGGTGTAAGTCCATTGTCATCTTGCAGCTTATGCAGTCGCTTAGACGGTGTATTTAATGACTGATACCCGTTTTTAGTATTAGTGAAAAGCAACTGATTCGGTTGCATCGTATTAATACCTAGCTGTATGAATGTTTCCTGCTGTATTCTACGCCACCGTTTCAAGTATGCCATCGTTTGACCGTCTACCGGAATGGTGCGCCTTCCAGCGCGTGTCTTTGGTGCCTGAACGATCTGATGGCCTTTATCACCTTGCGTTAGTGTTTTGTTCACTTTAATACTGTTTTCTTTAAAGCTTACATCATTCCACGTCAACGCTAATAGTTCACCGCGACGAACGCCTGTAAAGGCTAAAACTCTAAACATAATGAAGACATCGAAGTGGTTCTCTTGGTCGATACAGGCAAAGAATTGATTCATTTGTTCCTTAGTCCAAAAGTTTTCAGGCTTATCACCAGCCAGATCGTCATGGTGCGGTAAAACAACGGCTTTGGCGGGGTTCTTATCCATATACCCTTGTCGAACTGCATAGTCCATAACCGATGAAACATAGTTATACCACCGCTTATAGTTAGCAGACGTGAATTCAAACCACCTCTTAACAGCCTTCTGCACGTCCTTAGTGGTTATCGTGGCAATTCGCTTACCGCCAAATGCCGGTAGGATGTGATTATTGAACATTCCAGCAGTTCGGGCCCATGTGGACTCTCTTACCGTATTAATGTAGTTTCCATACCACTCCTCATATACATCCCGAAAGAACACGGGCTTTGGTTTTTCATTTTCTAAGTCACCGTTGCTAATTGCCAGTTCAAGTCTAGCTGCTGCAACAGTGGCTTCTTTTTTTGTCTTAAACCCACGCCGCACCTTGTACTTCTTGTGGCCAGTCTGTGGATCGTTACCAGCAAAGACCTGAACGCGCCAGAACTCTTTGCCGTCTTTCGTTGCGTACTTTTTAATTGATGCCATATTCTTCTCCTATCCTTCACGCTGGGCAGGCGGTGTTAGATTGGAGAGTTTTCGCCGAAAATGGCGAAAAGGTGGCGGCCTAAAATTCGGCCATGATATAAAAAGACAAAAAATTAAGAATTATGTTACATAAACGCAACAGTTAAAAGATTCAAACTTGAACCATTTTGACAGATTCAAGTGGATCTGGTTGTTCTCGCAGCAAATCGTCATCAATTACCACTCTTCCGTCTTTGATTGAAAAGTTCTTAATCATAGTTTCGCCTGCAAGCGCTGCTAGGCACGGAACAACGCTTCTGGAATTATCAAACACCATAAAGTTATTTGATGCTTTTGCTGCCAACATTGTTGTATGTACTAAGTGTGTCAGAAAAGCTTCTTCAACTTTTTTTGACCGGGATAGCACCGTCAACGCTTTTTGAGCAGCAAAGAAGGTTTCAGGATTTTCTTTTGAATTAATATTTTCAAAGTCCTGAACAAAAAACGCTATTGAATATCCGCCATTAGTCGTAACGGTCGACATAACAGGATAGACGAAAGAGGCATTTGTGTTCTTATCTATGACGAGTATAAACAGCTGAAGCGTTGGAAAACTCATGCTTGGGTTAAACTTTTGCACCGGTTTAAAGTCAGATGTAAATGGTCTCTGCGAAAAGCGAAATTCAATATCGTCTTTAGCTCTGACGATTATGTCGCTAACATTCTTTTTGAAAAAATTCATCAACGATTCAAGCGTGCTAAGTTGAATCCCTTTGCTATCATTATTTGCTAGTTGTGACAGAGTTTTTCTCGACAAGCCCGTTTTCGTCGCTAGATCTGTAATAGAAATACCTTGCGACTGCATAAGCTGTTTTAAATTGAATTTGAGCATATGGAACCCCCTTTTATGACTACGATGTTACCACAATATCATAAATTTGTAACCTATAGGTTGCATTTCTTTTTTCAACATGTATACTGTAGGTGTCAAGAACAAAGAAAATGTAACCCATGAGTTCCTGACAAACATATTAAGGGGGGTGAAATGATGACAGCAATGAAAGCGCAAATTACTTTACCAATTGATTTTGACAAAATGCTGCAAGAGCGAATTCATCAAGAAGTAGTCCGCGTGATGAACGAGAATAAGCAGCAGCCAGTGCCGAAAAAGTTGAACATCGGTCAGGCGGCAGCTTATGCCGGTGTTGCTCGTAACACACTTTTGTCTTGGACTAAGAAAGGGTTGTTGGTACAGGTCGTCGGTGGCGTAAAACGTATCAATACCGCAGACATAGACGATTACATGAATAACCACGGCAAGTAATCACGCTGGGCAGGCGGCAAATTGTAAGCAACTTATGGCAGGCACATAAAGCCAGAAAGGGAAATATATGAAAGTAGTTTATCCGTCAATCGTGGAGCAATTCTATGAGGGTTTGAAATCTGAAGGCGTATCAATTGGTAAGGACGAGGTTTATCGCACCATGGTCGAGACCAACTTAATTGACGAAAACGGTGTTCCTACACAATACGCATTGGATAATGGTTTTATCAAATATGTGGACAACGAGCCGGAAAGCCTAGCGGAGTTCAAGGCACTTAATCCGAACCTTCAGAAATACTCAGACGATCATTTTATGAAGACTGACGAAGGCTGGTGCATTGACGCCTTTGTAGCCCGTAGCGAATCTATGCTTTTATTGAACGATCCGGCTACGTCCGAAACAGACAAGCAGAATGCTCGGATCGTCCTTAACTATCTCAAGGAGGATGATGCCGATGACTAGCCTTATTACGTGGATATTTATCCACCCGACAGTTATACCCGTCATGCTGATGGTTTTCATGAACGGGGGCGTGCTGGGAGCGTTTCTACAGTTTAGAAAGGATGATGGCCATGCCGAAGATGATTAACAGCAAGTTTGGCTGGACGTGGCCGCAGTTTGTAAAGGCTGATGCCGATTGTGACCGGTATTGGCAAGCTAAAAAAGCAGAAAAACGCTCACTAATCGAGGCCACAAAAAAATCGCCAAGAGCGGCAACTCAAGGCGAGAAGAAGACAAGCGAAAAGATTCGTATTCTTTTCTAGCTTGCCTCTGGGTAGATGCTTTTGTCAAGGAAAATGGAGGCAATTAATATGAAGAATGTTTCAACTACTGTTAAGAAACCATTAGATTTGGGTGATTCGCTGTACGACTTGCGCAAAGCAAAAGGGGCACTATCTGCACTATGCGATGAACTAGATGAGTTCGGTATCTCAGTTTGCCATTTCGATAACAATCACTCGCACGACAATGCCACATTGGTAGCTTTAGAGGCCTTACGAGACTTTGATACGTGGAAATGTCTAGTCTTTTGTGCTCGAGATATTATCACCGATCAGATTACCGCTATTGACTTCCCTGAAACTGATGAGGGGGAAAAATGATGAAGGAAGATTACTATACAACCGCTCAGGCACTTTTAAGCGATACAAGTGCAATGGTGAATATCTTGCGACATCAGATCAATAATGAACAGCAATCAGCACTGGCCGACACAGTCGCTGACATGATCATTGATGCTCGTCGTCTACTTTTGGAGGGAGATGCTGTCGATGGTCGACGTGCTTAAAGTAGCGCTTGGATACCAGCAGCATGGCTTTGCAGTCTATCCACTTGCGCCCGCGACCAGAACACCTCTTGCTGGTTCCCACGGATATAAGGACGCCACCAAAGACCCAGAACAGGCCAAGAAATGGTGGGGCGAACATCCTAACTACAATATTGGTTTAGGGCTTGATGGCGTTCTGGTGTTTGACATTGATATGGGGCATGAAAGCGGGGCTAATGGCAATGAGACGTTGGCTAAATTGAGCGCTGATGGTCGTGCTGATCAAATTCCATCTACCTATATAGAAACAACGCCAAACGGCGGACTTCATATTTTCTTCACCTATCCCAAAGAATTGAAGCTAACCAGTCGATCGGATTTGTTCTCTAAGAATGGCGAGAAAACTGGCCTTGACTATGTTGCGACTGGTGTACCAGTTTTCCCTAGCATTCGCGAGAACGGCATGTATCAACCACTGAGAGGGCACAAGATCACCAAGCTAGCCCCAGTACCTCAGTGGTTGCTCGATGAAATACAGCGCCAACGTCACCCGATCATGAGCAATTATCACAATAACGCAGATTCATGGTTTGGACATTTTGTTAATCGTCTGGTAGATGGCACAGATGAAGGAAACCGCAACCAGTGGCTGGCAAGCATTGCCGGTTCAGTCTTTCGTTCCGGAGCTGATCCAGATAACTGTGCCGATCTCATTCAAACTATCAACCAGCGCTATGTTCGTCCTCCCTTGCCTAATGGCGAGTTAGTTAAGATTATTAAGTCAATCAGCAAGCGCGAAATCGCGCGTCGAAGTTAGGCGGTGAAGCATACGGACAGTTTGAAAGAAGCATTAAACAAGTCGCCTGAGTTTACTCAGCTCAAAGTCATTGCTAAAAGCACATTGGAACCATTTGACGTGAACAAGTATCCAGATCCGCCAGATAAGACTGAAAAAGGAATTCGAGCGTACAACAAGGAACTGGCGAAAAAGCTGCCAAGTTGGCTAAAAGTGTGGTTTCAGTCAGAACAGAAAGACGAAAACGATCCTAAAAGTGTGATCATTCATCGGCACATCAAGGTGGACTTTCTCACCTACGGCTACCACTTCATGGATAAAACACGAGTAGAGAGTTTTCCCGGGTTGAGTGAAGGCGCGATATATGAGCCCAGCAAAGGGACATGGCGCACATTTGGCAAGGGCGAGTTCACTAAGACCACCGAGAGCCGAACCACCAAAGAGATGCTCAAATGGGGGCTGTATCGTGAGAGTGATATTACAGGCGCCAGACGATTCTTGCAACGCATCAGCTACAACGAGGACTATGGTAAGCGATCACCATTTGATGAGAACCCACATCCAGAACTAGTTGCATTCACCAACGGCACATACAGCATACTGACCAACAAGATGCAGGAGAGTAGCGCTGACAATTACATGCTGAACGCCCATGAGTACGCGGTCGATCCAGATAGGGACGATTGTCCAGAGACTGAACGACTGCTTGCAGCTATGATGGGCGATGCCGCGATCACATTTGAGGAATTCATCGGTTATATGTTCTATCGGTCTTATCGTCCATTCCAAGCGTTTCTGTGGTTGTATGGTACCGGCGGTGAAGGCAAAAGCACACTTATTCGCAGAATTACTAACCTCATCGGGCGTGACAATGTGTCAGCATCAAAGCCAGCAGACCTCGCCAATGGTGACCGTCGTTTTGAAACAGCCAACCTATACGGCAAGGAAGCTAATATCGTGGCAGACGTTGGGGCAGATTACCTCAAGAGTACAGCTGTGATTAAGTCGCTAACTGGTGGTGATTATATACCAGCGGAGTTTAAAGGCATTCAGAACTTTAAGTTCATGAATTATGCCAAGCTACTGTTCAGTGCCAATGAAATGCCCGCATTCAGTGACCATAGCAGCGGTTTTGCTGATCGGGTGACCGTGATCAAGATGATTAACGGTGACACCCGACACACACACTGGTGGGATCAGTTTGACGATGCCAAGATGGACGAAGAAACGCCACGCTTCGCTATGAAATGCATGCATATGTTTGCCAAGGCGCTTAAAAGCGGTGGCCTGACAAAACCTGATTCGGTAGTAAATGCAAGCCAAGAGTGGCTGGACGCAAACGATCACTTTAAAGAATTCCTTGACCAGTACGCTGAAATTAACCTAAATGAAGATCGCGGTGAAGCATCCACGGTGGTGACGGCTGAATATAAACGTTTTTGCCAAGACAACAACTATATGGACAAAACGACGACACAAGCCATCACTAAGAAGCTCGATGCTTACGGAGTGAAAAAAGTAAACAGCCGCCGAGGGTTTGAAAATGACACTTTTGGCAACACCCGACGATATATTGGCTTACGTCTAACTGGATCACTGATAAATCCAAGATTTAACTGAAAATCAAACGAATACCAATATTTTCGGTAACTTTGGTAACCGCCTTACTCTCCCAAGGGTTTAGGCCACATAGTTTTGGTAACAGGCGTTACCGAAATTCGGTAACAGTCGCTCAAGCCCTACGCACTCAACGGATACAGAAAAACAATTTCGGTAACAGTAGTTGTCTTTAATCCTTTTGTTACCAAAAACGTCTTTTGTTACCAAAACTTCGGTAACACGTTACCGAAAAATATTGAAGTTCGGTAACAGAAAAACGTTGATATGAAGGCGTTTATAAGCGTTTGTTACCGAAGTACCGAAAATTTCGAGATTTTACCAAATATTTTTACAGGAGGCATAGCATGAAGAATTATTCAATTGCCCGCCTGAACAAGGTGGCTGAAATCGGTAAGACAGTCAATCACAAGACTGGAGCAGGTATTAACATCTCTACATTTGAGCCGACTGGCACCCTGTTCTATGGATCATATAACCGTACTGTGACACAGACCTACCAGATCACGGGCACAGACCTAGCAGACACCATAGCGATCGTAGTACGCCACACTGACGCGATAGATGACAGCACACAGGTAAAACTTAATGGCACCCTGTACGCGATCCAGTCTATTGCGTACGATGATGATCCCAATGCGTTCGATGTTGTGACACTCAAGAAGACAACCAAAGGGGCTTAGAACGATGAAACTATTTGAATATACTGCGCACCAAGGAGAACTAAACGGTATCATCGACAAGTTCATGACGTTACACAGGTGGCAAGTCGGATTCATTCGGGTATACTCTGCACCAGATAATATGATAACCGTTCAGCTTTACTATCGCGATGATAAGCCTGAACCAGAAACGGCAGGCGTGTTGTCATGATTATGAAGCTGTGTAACCATGCTGGGTGCAACACCATGGTGCCGTTCAATCAACGGTACTGTGATAAGCACCAGCCAGAACCACGAGCGTCCGACAACGAACGCTATGCATATCGCAAAGCAATCGGTGGTCGTTACTTTAAGTTCTACAAGTCCAAAGCGTGGCGCAAGCTGTCTTACTCGTACCGTCTAGCACATCCACTGTGTGAACGATGCCAAGCAAAGGGCTTATACGTACAAGCTGACGTGGTAGATCATATTGTGCCGATACGTGTGGACTGGAACCGCAGACTGGACGAGAGCAACTTACAAAGTCTGTGTAATGCCTGCCACGGAACCAAAACGAAAGTAGAAGACGCGGCGCGCTACCCCCACTTAAACACGGGGGCTAGGTCATTTGGTCTTGGGAACCAAGCATAGGAGTTTCGTTGTTGAAAATCCGTGATAACCGCAATATATCATGGGTATTTGGTGCTGTATGTTATAATTAAGTTAGATAAGTCTAATAGTAAATATAATGAAAGGACGTGATCGAGATGGGAGCACCACTGAAATCTATTACGCAAATGCGCGGCGCAATGAGCAAAAAGAAGCTTGCAGACCGGCGCGAAATGGAAGAATCACTGTTCACCTATCAAGAATTAGTTGACCAGCCCCCCGCATGGCTTGATGACTATGCAGTGACCGAATGGCAACGCATTGTACCATTGCTCAAAAAAGACATTCCAGTGAGTGAACTAGATGCTGCCCTGATTGCCAGTCATTGCCAAGCCTATTCTGACATTCAGAAAGCTGCCGAGCTGATTCAAGAACAAGGCATGATGGTTGAAACCACTGATAGTGTGAAAGCTAACCCAGCAGTCAAAATGAAACTTGATGCCACTAATCAGATGATCCGTATTGATGACTTGCTTGGCTTGTCAGTCTACAGTCGGGCAAAGTTGGCAGTGAAGAATGAGACTAAGAAGAAGCCTGACGATCCGTTCGCGGATCTGATGTCATCATGAACTATGCGACTGAATACACTGACAAGGTGCTAAGCGGTGAGATTGTCGCTTGTAAAAAGATTAAGCAAGCAGCAAGACGTTATCGCAGAGACTTGAGAGCCAGCAAGCGCAAAAAGAATCCGTGGCCGTATTACTTTGATGAGGACTTTGCCAACAAAGCCATTGAGTTTATCGAACTGATGCCGGCACGTGATGGATCACCACTAAAGCTAGAACTTTTCCAAAAATATTTGGTCTCAGAGCTGTTCGGGTGGAGAGACAAAGAAACCGGCAATCGTCGTTATGATCGAGCCTACATTAGTATGAGCCGCAAGAACGGAAAATCGTACCTAATGGCCTGCCTCGGCGCACTGTATCTCCTCATGGAAAACAAGCCAGCCATGAACCGAGAGATTGTCTACACAGCCAACAGCAACGCCCAAGCCCACTTAGCCTTTGATATGCTGTCTAGTGGTTTGCGTCAGGTCTCTAAGGTGTCTAAATCGGTGCGTGATCGTTTGAAGATCAACCGTAACGAAATCATCGACTTGCCGAGCAACAGCCGCGCTGTTCCGCTTGCCTCTGATCTGCACAGCCTCGATGGATACCAAAGTGACTTGGCTATTATTGATGAGTTCGCCTTAGCTCGTACTGATGAGATTCTGCGAACACTCAAATCTGGCCAGATCAACAGCGACAACAGTTTACTAGCCGTCATCTCGACCACGGGGCCAGACCTGAATGGTCCTATGTATAAAGAATATAAATTTGTCTCCAAAATCTTAACCGGTCGCGAACAAGCTGATCGGTATTTTATTGCCATTTTTGAGCAGGATAGCAAGGATGAAGCCTTTGCACCAGAGACTTGGGAGAAGTCGAATCCGCTACTGGCTAATGCTGAAAGAGCAAAGACGATGCGGCCCAGCTTGCAAGCTGATGTTGATCTAGCATCCAAGCAAGGAACCCTGCGGCCAATTCTCGTCAAGAACATGAACATGTGGCAATCAGCCAGAGCAGACAGCTACATTAGTCTGGATGACTGGGAGAAAGCCACTATCGAGCCACCAGACACTAGAGACAAGGACGTGTATATCGGGCTGGATCTCTCTAAGTCTAGCGACCTGACCAGTATTTCGTGGTTGGTTCCAGAAGATGGCTACCTGTATGCTGACAGCCATTCATTCGTGGGGACTAAATATGGTCTGGAAGAAAAGATCAAGCGTGACGGGTTCAATTACATCAGTGGTGCCAGTCGCGGTGAGTGCAGCATTACCAAACTGGAGAGCGGCATGATCGACTATGACGAAGTGCTACGCTTCATTCTCGACCTGATCGAACGTAACCAGTGGAACGTGCGTGCCATCTGTTATGATCCCTTCGCCATGGGCTACCTGATTCCAGAGTTTGAAAAACGAGATATGCCAATGGTTGAGGTACGTCAAGGCCAGCTTACGTTGTCAATACCAACGGTGCGGTTCCGTGATGATCTGTACAACGGTCTCATCAAGCACCCTAACAACCAGTTACTAGCCTATGCAGTGAACAATGCCATTCTGAAATATGATGCTAACAACAATCCAATTATCAACAAGACAAAAAATGCCACGAAGATTGATCCGCTGGCAGCACTGATGAATGCTTACACAATTGCAATGAATCAAAGCAAGGAAAGCGAGGCAGCAGACAATGACTTTTATTCGAGCGATGACTTTAGTTTTTAATGTTCAGACCGTGCTATTGCTGCTGGGACTGATCTGTATGGTTGTCGGTATCTGGTGGCTATTCGGGTTTGGCGTTGGTATGTTAGCAGTCGGCACGGCCTTGATCTCTGTCGCAGTCATTATCAACTTCAACAAAGGGAGGTGAAACAATGAGCTTTTTCACGAATGACACAACACAACCACGCGATGACAACAGCGAACCGTTCTTAGATGCGCTTGTCAGCATGACCAGCAACGACAGCGGCCTATATGTGGGTATTGGTGCTTTACGTAATTCGGATGTGTTTACGGCCGTGCGCGTGATTGCCGGTGATCTTGCAACCAATCCGATTGAATACAGTGACAAGCGTATCAGCGTGCTTCTTAACAAGGCACCCAATGACCATATGACCGCGTGGGGGTTCAAGTTTGCCCTAGCTACTAACATGCTGCTAAATGGTAACAGCTTTGCACGGGTTACTAAGAATCCCAGCGGACAAGTTACTGGCTTCGAGTTAATCCCCAACAGCCAGATGGTGGTTAAACAAGACGATACGACCGGAATTATCAGCTACGAATACACGCCTGACAACGGCCGCTCACAGCGTTTAAATGCCAGTGAGGTATTACACTTCAAGTGCTTCACACAAGACGGTTACAAAGGAATATCGCCGCTTTATAGCCTCCATGATGAGGTCGGGGTACAAAAGTCTGGGCATGCGTTGCTGAAAGGTTTCTTCAACTCCGGTGTCCAAGGTACAGGCATTCTTAAGGTCAACAAGACTCAACTAGACACCAAGGCCAAAGAAAACATCCGGAATAAATTTGAAGCTGCCAACAGTGGTGATAATGCCCTCAAGACCATCATTCTCGACAATGATATGGATTACAAGCAACTCGAAGTTAATACTGACGTACTGAATCTAGTCAATTCTAGCGATTGGACAACGAAGCAGATTGCTAAAGCATTCGGGTTGCCACTGGATCGGCTGGGTATCGAAAGCGAACACTCTAATGCCGTACAGTCGAATCTGGTTTATCTGCAAAACACACTGATTCAGTATTTTACCTGCTTCACGAGTGAGATGGACGCTAAACTTTCGACTGGTGACAACAGGTTCAGCTTCAACACTGACAAGCTGTTCAGTGCCGACCCAGCAACGATGCAAGAACTAGCAGTTAAGGGGCTGCAAGGCGGTGTTCTGACCACTAACGAAGCACGAGCCAAGTTAAACTTGCCACCAATTACCGGTGGAGATGAGATCATGGCCAGTCTGAACTACACGCCACTAAGCAACCTTGTCACTTATCAAGATAAACAGAAAGGAAGTGCGTCTAATGAATCAAGATGACGTAGAAAAACGCCTGAATCCTGACGCTGATCTGACTGCCGCTGATCCTAACACAGCAGACGACAGTCAAAACCAAGACAATCCAGACACACAGCAACAGGACGACACCACTAGCAGTCCAAAGAAACTAAGTGGTTATGCAGTAGTTTTCAATAGCCCAAGTAAAGACCTCGGTGGTTTTAAAGAAGTCGTTGATCCGCACGCATTCGACAATGTGGACTTATCAGAC